CTGAGTGTGGATATATGCAAGAAGAGGGTGAACAACAACCAAATCCTCAAGCACCAGATCACGAAGTGTTTATGGCAAAAGCCAGTTTAAAAAGCATTATCAGCAATGCAAGCGAATTGATGAATAAATTGGGTGACGAAGAGATAGATATTCCTGCTTGGGTTCAAGATCACATTACAAACGCGGATAACTATATTGGTCAAGCAAACGACGGATACTACGAATACGAAGCTGGTGAAGGAAACGAAACTCCTGACGAAGAAGCATTATACGAAGCAAAACCATCTGCTGGATTAACAAAAAAGCAAAAGAGCGGTATCGAAAAAAAAGCTCATAAAGGCAAAAACGTTGGACACGGAGGATTTGATAAATTAGCATCTACCGCTGCAAAAGAATACGGATCTAAAGAAATTGGTAAAAAAGTTGCTGCAGCCGCAATGTGGAAAGGCATTCATCGTAAATAAAATAATAACATGAACTTAGACAAATTAAAAGGCCACATTCCTGATTCAGTTATTTCTCAAATACCAGGAATTCAAGAGAAATTTGAAATCAATACTCCATTAAGATTGGCTCACTTCTTGGCACAATGCGGTCACGAATCAGGCGGTTTTAAACTAGTACAGGAGAATTTAAACTACGGCGCTAAAGGTTTGGTAGGTATTTTTAAGAAGTACTTTCCTGACGAAGCAAAAGCCTTATTATACGAAAGAAAACCAGAAAAGATAGCCAATTTGGTTTACGGCGGCAGAATGGGTAACGGCGCAGAAGCAACTGGAGACGGTTGGAAATTTCATGGTCGTGGATTTATTCAATTAACAGGTCACGATAACTACAAAGCGTTCTCTGCTGAAATAAACGAAGACTGCGTAGCTAACCCTGATTTGGTCGCTACAAAATATCCTTTGGCATCAGCTGCTTGGTTTTTCCATAAAAATGGCTTGCACAAATTGGCTGACGCCGGAGCTACAGACGCTGCAGTTACTTCAATCACAAAGAGAGTAAACGGTGGAACTATTGGTTTAGAAGATAGAATTAAACACTTTAAAGAGTATCATACTTTATTAGCATAATGAATAAGGACCTAGACATATTAAAAGCAATTCTTTTGGAAGCTGACGAAGATACAAAAGAAACAGAAGATACAGAAACTACGGATTCTGAAGTAACTGACGCGAATGCAAAAGCGGACAAACCTGACTCTTCGTTCGATAAAGATCCAATGGGATTTATTCTTAAGAAGTATCACTCTCTAAACATTTTATTAGAAGAGTTAATGACTCCTGCTTTTAGAGAATATGTTACGGCTATATTCATACAAGCTCCAAAACCAACTACATTTAAAGTAGTTTTACACAATAGTCAATTTTTCTATTTGACTTACATGGGAGATAACACTTACGAAGCAGTTATCGCCGGTAAAAGACATTACCTATCTAGTATTGGTGAGAAAGAAAGAGCGATGAAAGGCATCAGTAGATTATTACAACAAGGAAGTCCTTTAAAAACAAAAGGACCTGATGGAGCTGAACAAGGAACTAGACCCGAAGGCGAAGACGATGGCAGTTTAAGCGGCGGAAATAATAACGGAGGCGGAGATCAAACAGGTGGAGGATCAACAGAAGCGCCAGCAGAAACTGAACCCGCAGAAGAGGAAAACGAGCCAATAAAAGAATCAATCATACTAAGAGCTTTGCTTAAAGAAGCGGTGACTCCTGATTTGTTGAAGGCAATTCAAAAAGCACTTTCAGATGCTAAATATAAAGTATCAATAGAGAATAAAGGCAGTAGAGGACAAGTGTTAAGAACTAATTTTGAAACTTCAAAGAATGTTCAAGCTTTAATTGAAAAAGCGCTAGGTAAATTATTGCCTAAAGACGCTTTTAAAGTACAAGAATTTCAAAAAAACCAAGGAGAATCCAAATCAGGCACTTATCCTACTTATAAAGTACAACTAACTAAACCTGTACAAGGCTATAAAAAAGGAGAAACAGTTTTTATAGTAAGTACAGTAAAAGAAGGAGCTTCTACAAAAACAAAAGCACTAACTCCAGTTAAATTGGGGCTTACTAGCGGTAAATTTAAAAATGCGACCTCATTAGCTAACACGATTAAAAAAAATGTACCTAATGTTACTAATGATAAATCGCTTAAAGAACTATTAGATAGTTTAGTTGATGACGTATTAAAAGGCGCAGCTAAAGGTAAATTTGCAGACACTGCTGAAATTACTAAATTCGATCAAGAAATACCATTAAGCGAAAGAACTAGAAAGGCACTTACTAAAGTTAGTCCACAAGACGTTGGAATGGTTGGATCAGATTTTGGTGAATGTTTAGGAGCAATTGCTTTATTAAAAAGTGTAGTCAACGCTGGATCTGGAATTGTATTTCCCGCTGCTGAAGCCAATCCTTTAGCAGATTTTCAATTAGACGGATTTAACGTATCGGCAAAATACAACAAAGGCGGAGCAGCAACTATAACAGACACAGTAAAAAATATTAAGCCTGAACAACTTACCACACCAGGACAAAAATCGTTATACAAATTACTTACGACTATTATACGTGAAGATGGAGTTCAAGGTCCTCTAAGTATTGCAAAAGCATTAAAATTAGACGGAATGGATAAACTCTCTCAAATTATAAAAGTCCCAGTTCAAAATATAGATGCACAATCTATAAACGATTATGTTAATAAGATTTTAAAAACAGCAACTACTGACGAACAAAAAGATGCCATCATAAAAAAGAAATTTGTGCCTTTCTTTGCCGCTATTAAAAAAGCTCCTGGTTTTCCTATAAGATGGAGAGACATATCTCCTAAAGCTTATTATGGAGTAATTACTTCTCCATTGGTTAATTACGTAGCTGCTTCCCTAAACTCTAGTAAAGTTTATAAAAAAGCCTTAACCGATATAATGAGCAAATCAGAAGTTAAACAATTATATTTAACAATGAACGTTAAACAGAATACTGCTAGATTTAATTTAAAGAGCTTCTCTTCTTCTGAATTTGAATTTGAATCTTCATTGTCAATATACAATCCAAAAAATAAGAGGTTGGCCTTTAGAATGCTTTAGTATTGCACTATCACCATAGACTTTAGTTAAAAAGTATCAAGAAATTTTATTAAATTGGTTATATGAAAAAGACTATTCACAGAGTTATGAAAACACCGGATGGCATTACGATCCATCTTATTCAAGAACCCGGAAGAAACCCAAGACCTCACAATTTAACTGGCCCCGCAATGATTTATCCAGACGGGAGACAGGAATACTATATAAACGGGTTAAAATTAAACGCATCTCAATTCGTGTCATCAACTAAGAAGTACGTTCCCAAGCCTGAGGAAGAAGAAGCTTAGTGACATATTTATTAGAAAAACAAAAATCATGGTAAAATTAGCAACAAGAGCAATTATAGCCTTAGTCTGTATTATAGGAGTTTGGCTTATTTTCAAGCAATTTGAAGGCGAAAGATTTCAAACAGTAGCTTACGAACAAAAAATAGATTCTTTAGGTGTGGAAATAAAAGGTCTTCACCAACAAAACGATAGCTTAGAAACCACTATCACTGATGAAGAGTACAAGAATCAAGCGTTAACAGTAAAAGCAAACATTTTAAAAGACAACTTAAAAAACTTAAAAGAAGACAATTCTAAGTTAAAAGCCGCTGCAGCATACCATCCTCATCAAGTGGATAGTTTCTTCGTAGACAGATACAAAGATCAATATCAAGTACAAACTAAAGACACAACTCATTTACCAATTCCAGTATCAAAAGCTGTTGTTGTTGACTTAATTGATTTCGACAGAACAAAAAATATCGTTTTAAATCAAGACAGTTTAATTACAAACCTAGAATCTACAGTAACCGGTAAAGACAAAATTATCGTTACATTAAGAACTAAAGAAGGCAACTACGAATCAATCATTCAAAAGCAAGTTCAACAACAAGACAATTACAAAATTATTGTTGAAGGTTTAAAGGGCGATTTAAAGAAGTCCGATTTAAAAATGAAGAGGAATAAAATTGAAAAGTTTGTTATGGGTGCCCTTATCATAGGTCTCGTAGTAACGCATAAATAATGTCAGATAATCAAATCGATATAAAAGAGAGGATCAAGCACGAGTTTATAACTTGTTCTAAAGATCCTGTGTATTTCATGAAGAAGTACTACATGATTCAACACCCACAAAGGGGAAGACTTCTATTCGATCTTTATCCGTTTCAAGAAAAAGTTTTAACATTATTTCAAAAGTACCCGGAATCCATAATCAATAAGTCAAGACAGTTAGGTATCTCTACTCTAGTATCCGCTTACTCCTTGTGGTTAATGATATTTTCAAAAGATAAGAACGTTCTTGTAATTGCGACAAAGCAAGATACAGCAAAGAACATAGTTACAAAAGTTAGGTTTGCTTACGATAATCTTCCTAACTGGATGAAGATTGGAGCAGCAGCAACTTCTAATAACGCATTAAGTTTAAGACTAACAAACGGTTCTCAAATCAAAGCAGTATCGGCGGCAGGTGACGCAGGTCGTTCTGAAGCCGTATCTTTACTAGTGATTGATGAGGCCGCGTTTATCGATAACATTGAAACAATTTACACTGCGGCTAAGATGACCTTGGCTACCGGTGGTGGATGTATAGCTTTATCTACTCCTAACGGTGTTGGTAACTGGTTCCACAAATCTTACACGGACGCACAATTACAAAAGAATAGTTTTTTACCTATTTCGTTACCTTGGAGTGTTCACCCTGAAAGAGCGCAAGACTGGAGAGATAAACAAGACATGGATTTGGGAATTAGAATGGCTGCTCAAGAGTGCGATTGTGACTTTGCAACTTCAGGTAATACCGTAATTCCTCCGGAAATTTTAACTTGGTACGAGGCAAATATGATATCCGAACCTATCAATAGAGAAGGTCAGGAAAAAGCACTTTGGATTTGGGAATATCCAAAACCAATGAGTTACTATATGGTAGTTGCCGACGTAGCGAGAGGAGACAGTTTGGACTACTCTGCTTATCATGTTATAGATACAGAGACACTAACGCAAGTAGCTGAATTTAAAGCTCAGACAGATACCAGAGTGTACGCCAACGAATTGATAGCGATAGCAACTAGATACAATCAAGCCTTATTGGTTATTGAAAACGCAAATATAGGTTGGGACGTAGTTCAGGGAGTGGTTGAGAGTGGTTACAGCAATATTCATTTTAGTCACAGATCGGACAATTCTGGAGACTTTGATAATTATCTAAACGTACACTATGGAAACTCTACCCTAGTGCCAGGATTCACAATGAGTACTAAGGTAAGGCCTTCAGTACTAGAAAAGATGCGAGATTTTATAGAAAACAAAACGGTAACTATAAGATCGATTAGATTATTAGAGGAGCTTCGCGTATTTATATGGAAGAATGGTAAGCAACAGGCCATGTCAGGCTACAACGATGACTTGGTAATGGCTTTTGCAATAGGAATGTATTTGAGAGAGACATCTCTGAGGTTCAAAAGGACCGCTCAGAGTTTGACCGAAGCCTCTTTAAACTCTTACACAAAAGTTGGAGACGATAGTCCAATGTACCAGTCCTATACCAATTATGGTAACAATCCATGGCAGCAAGAGATTGCGACGCCAATGGGAAAAACAAATGAAGATTTAACTTGGCTTTTATAATAACACAATATGGCAGAAAACAAACAAGACAACCTATTTTCGGCCCTTAGAAGGCTATTCTCTACCGATATCATTATTAGAGATTCGGGCGGAAAGAATTTAGACGTCATAGATACAGAACACATCCAAACATCGGGTGTGATTCAAACCAACTCTTTAATCGATAGATTCCACAAAGTCTATACGACATCTACTGCGTACGGAGCGAATCTTAACCTAGCACAAAACTACCAATCAGCTCGTGTACAAATCTACGCTGATTACGATGCCATGGATACCGATGCCATCATTGCTTCTGCGTTAGACATTATTGCGGACGAGTGTACTTTAAAGAACGACCAAGGTCAAGTACTCCACATTACTTCTGCTGACGAAAATATACAAAATTTACTTGAAAACTTGTTCTATTCTGTAATGAACATAGAATTTAATCTGTGGTCTTGGATTAGAAACATGTGTAAGTACGGAGATTTCTATTTAAAATTAGAGATCGCAGAAAAGTTCGGAGTTTACAACGTAATTCCATTCTCTGCTTACAATATCGTTAGACAGGAAGGTTACAATCCAAAAAATCCAAACGAGGTTAGATTCAAATTTGATCCAAACGCGGCGTTAGGTTCCACGACAGGATTTACATCAGCGTTTAACAATCAAGATCCAGGAATTTGGTTCGATTTATACGAAATGGCTCACTTTAGATTTATTGGAGACGTTAACTATTTACCATACGGAAGATCTTATTTGGAACCGGCAAGAAAACTATTCAAGCAATATACTTTGATCGAAGATGCGATGTTGATTCATAGAATTACGCGTGCCCCAGAAAGAAGAACGTTCTACGTTAACGTGGGAGCCATCCCACCAAACGAAGTGGATAACTATATCCAACGTATGATCGGTAAGATGAAGAAGACTCCATTGATCGATGCACAAACCGGTCAATACAACATGAAGTTCAACCAACAGAACTTATTGGAAGACTTTTTTATTCCTGTTAGAGGCAACGACCAGTCAACTAGAATTGACACAGCAAAAGGTCTTGAGTACAATGCGATTGAAGACGTTCAATACTTTAGAGAGAAACTATTTGCTGCTCTAAAGATTCCTAAAGCGTTCATGGGCTACGAAAAGGACTTAACTGGTAAGGCAACTCTAGCCGCTGAAGACATTCGTTTTGCTAGAACTATCGAGAGAATCCAAAGAATCATAACCTCTGAATTGAAGAAAGTTGCGTTGGTTCACTTGTACGCACACGGATACACAAACGACTCAATTACTAACTTTGATATCTCTTTAACTAACCCTTCAATCATATACGATCAAGAGAGAATCGCAATGTTTAAAGAGAAAGTTGACCTTGCAAATCAAGCAATGGAAAACTCTTCTTTACCAAGAGATTACATCTGGAAGAACGTATTCCACATCTCTGAGGACGAATTTGATGAGCTAGACGACCTTATTGTTGAAGATCAAAAGCGCAAGTTTAGATACAAACAAATAGCCGAGGAAGGAAACGATCCAGCAGAAACAGGCCAAGCATTTGGTACTCCGCATCAGATCGCAAGTCTTTACGGAGGCAAGGGTGACGGTCCTATAGACGTTCCAGCAGGCTACGATGAGAAAAATCCTAACGAACCTATAAAGATTCCAGGAAGGCCTCAGAAGTACAAATCTACCTATGGAACTGACGAAGCTCCATTTGGAAGAAACGGAGTTTACGATATGAAATCCAACGCTGAAACTAAGGAAGACGACTACAAAGTCAGCTTTAAAGGAGGCACAATGAACATGGAAGGAACCAAAGCTGTATACCTTCAAAACAAGTCGGCTTTAGAAAAAATGTTCGGCAAAGAAAACTCGAGAAAGACAAACCTTTTTGAACAATCCGATCTTTTAAGTGAGGATAATATAATCGAAGGCCTAGATTAAAATATTTAGATATTTATTAGCAAGCCGATCAAACATAGCTATGGCAATAAAACATTCGAAATATCGTAACACCGGTATTTTATTTGAACTTTTAGTAAGACAAACGACTTCTGACCTTTTAAACAATCAGGACTCGTTAGCGGTTAAGATATTAAAGAAGCACTTTACCAATACTGATTTGGGAAAAGAGTATAGCTTGTACAGCACTTTTGTTACGAGCCCTAAACTTTCTGAGACTAAAGCTGAGATTCTTATTTCAACCATTTTAGAACAATATAAGAAACTAGACCACGCAAAACTAAGCAAACTTAAATACCACTTAATAAAAGAGATAAAGAAAAACTATAAATTAGACGATTTCTTCAAAGCAAAAATAGAAAATTACAAGCCCTACGCATCAATATACACTATATTTGAATCTCAGCATAGTCCATTATCAGATACAAAACAGATCGTTTTAAACAAGATTAACCTGTTAGAACACATCACAAAAGAGTCAATTACAGATCTTCAAGCTCCTCAATCTATTATGGAAGAGCTAATGAAAGAAGACAAAGAGATCAGGATTCTTACCTACAAAATTTTGGTAGAGAAATTCAACGATAAGTACGAAACGCTTTCTGACAAACAAAAGAACATCCTAAAAGAATACATTTCTAGCATTTCCGATAGCTCAAATTTAAGAACTTTCTTAAATAGCAAGTTAAAAGAAATCAAAAAAGAATTAACAGAAATCTCCGAGAATTTGGAAGACAAGGTCACAAAGATCAAAGTACAGGAGGTTTTAAAGTTCGTTAAGCCATTAAAAGAAGGCATCGCAGTTAAAGACGAGACAATCACTGGATTATTACAATACTACGATTTAATAGAAGAACTTAAAAAAGCTTCTAAATAATGAAGAACTTCAACAATCAATTTGCAACTCAGAAATTAAGATCGGAAGATAGCGTTACCGGAGGAAATGCTCCTGCAGATACCGCTGCCACTTTCAAAGCTGGAGACGGAATGCAATACGCTACTAAGAAAGCTTTCAAAAAGAAAAACGAGGTAAAAGACGTAGAGCCAAAACTAGTTGCAGGCAAAGCTAATAACTACGTAGCAAAAAAATGGGGTTGGAAACCTGCACCTTCAATTCCTAATAGACCATCTAAAGGCGGATTCCAATACAAACAAATGTTCGAAGACATCGAAGAGGGAACTTTACAACCAGTGGATATTACTAAAGACTCTTTGTCTCCAATGGAATATCAACAAGCATTGCACTACAAAGAATTCTCTCCAGCAGAATGGGAATTCGATGATATATCAAAAAGATATTTAAAAATAGCAAAAGAGGTTGGTAAAACTGCCATTGCAGAAGCTTTGACATACAACAAATTCAAGAAAGAGGCCGCCACAAGATCCAACAAGGATTCTTTACACGAGGCTTTAAAACTAATAAACAAAAAGTTACACGAAATAAACAGGTTAATGGAATACTCAACCAACATGAGAATGGAATTGGAAGAGGATTATAGTCCAAGAACTGGTAAGGTTGT